GGGGTTCTGGCTGCGCTTGTCGCGCGCCGGGGCCGCCACGGTGACGGGCACCTCCGGCGCTTTATCAGCAGCTTTGCTGCCCTTGCCTCTACCCTTGCCCTTGCTCTCGGGGGCCGCCGGCGCGTCGGTTTTAACTGCGTCGGCGCCCTGGTCAGCGGGGTCGGCGCCGCCCATGTTGAACACGTCGCCGAGGTCGTCGTCTTGGGGGGTCATCAGTTTTTCTCCTGTAGAGCTTCAGACAGTACGGAGCTGAAGTTCTGGTTGCTGGGTTCCGGTTTGGAGGCGTACTCCACGAAGATCGGGAGTAGCTTGTCGAGGTCGGCCTTTAGTTCGTCGGCAGACGCGTAGACGCGTTTGCGCCACGGGTCTTGCCACGGGCCATCCCCACGATTAGCCATGCGGATCGCGGGATCTTCGTACTCCAGTACGAAGCCGTTGTCCGCCGGTTTAATGCGCAGTTCGCAGTCCACTGGTTCGTCTCCTGCAAAGAGGGGGGCATAGCCCCCCTCGGTGTCCACCTACCCCGGATTACTCCGAGGCAGCCACTTCGGCGCGGATCAGGAACGCATCCTGCAGGATGACGGTCGCGCTCCACGCTTTCCAGCCGGCGGTGCCGCGCTGGGCCAGCGGGTCGGTGGGGCTGGGCTTGGGTTGCACGACCATGACGCTGACCGGCGACACTGCGGAACCGCTGCCGTTCTGTACGCCGCGCAGGGGTACGATGCCGTAGGCGTCGCGGGCGATGTACAGGATCGGGTAGACGTCCGCATAGGTGCCGCCGGAGGACAGTACGTCGGTGGCGGTGCCGCCCGCATCCAGCCAAGGCTCGATGACGGTGGAGCGGATATAACGCACGTCCTCGACCGCGCCGATCTCACCTTCCATGGGCTGCACACCGGCGTACTGCTTCACGCTGATGAAGCCGTCCATGTCGCGGATATCGGTCTCGACGTCCGGGTGGCAGATGGCGATGAATGCCGCCTCGATCGGCTGGGTGTTGTACGCCGGCGAGGACTTCAGCACCTGGGTCAGCGGCTGGGCATTCTGGCGCTTCAGGGCCCGGGTGATGCGGCGCTGCAGGGGCAGGGTCAGCGGGGTGTTCACGTCGCCGCGGGAGCTGCCGTTGGCGAAGAACACGTTGGTGCCGGCGCGCAGCACGCCGAAGCGGACCTGCTCCAGGGTCAGCGCGGCCTGCTCGCCCAGGATGGCGACCATTTCACGCAGCACCTGCGGCATGTCCTCGTGCAGGTCGACGATAACATCGGTGAACTCGATGTAGTCGCCGTACTGCGCCAGCTGGACGGTGTAGTCCTTGGAACGCAGTTCGCGGCCCTGCGGGGTCACACCTTCCACCAGCGGGGTGGTGGCGGTGGGCACGTAGTAGCTGCCGGCGTTACCCGAAGCGGAGCCGGTGGCGCCCTCGAGGAAGTAACGACGGAACTTGGCCACGCCGGTGTTGTTCTTCGGCATGGGGTATTGCTGGCCGAACTTCTCCAGCACCATCAGCGGGATAGCCCGCTTGAGCAGCTCGCCGATGGAATACGCGGTCTGGCGCGGCGTAATGTCGTTGTAAGTGGTCATGTGTAGCTCCTAATCGAACGCACGGTTAAATCAAAGATTCTGCAGTGCTTCCGCCAGGGCGCCGCTGAAGTCGTTGGGGTCGCGCGACTCCGCCGGAGCGGTGCGGCTTCCCGACTTGACTGCGGCAGTTGCAGCTACGGCTGCCGGCGGAGGTGGAGCCTTCGCGGCGGCTGCGGCTGCAGCGGCGGTCGGTGCTGCAGTTGTAACTGGTGGCTGTGCGCTCGACGAAGCCGGTGGCGGCGCTGCATTCGTCGTGGCCGTGGCCTGCTTGTACGCTCCCAGCAACTCGATGATCTGCTGGGCCGTCCCTTTTTCCAGCACCGCGTTCAAGGGAGCCTTGAGCGCGGAAGGCTGGCTATCCACCCACTCTTTGACTTTCGGGAGAACCTCCTCATAGTCGGCGTGAGCCTGGCGGATAGTGTTGAAGTGCCCCATCACCTGCAACGCATGGATTTGCTCCAGCATTGGCGCCAGCACTCCGTCGAGTTGAGTATAGAGCGCGTGCTGAAAATGTTGAAGTGCTGCGCGCTGCAACACTTCAACGCCCTTGTGCACTTCGCCCCACTCGTTCTTCAGGTTCTCCACGTGGGGGCGGTCGGCGTCTGCGATGAAATCGTCGATAGTGAGCTCGCGGGGCGGCGCCTGCGGGGCCGGTTCCGGCTCCTTCGGCGCGGCGGGTTGGCGCACCGACTCGAGGACTTCACGGAACTGCTCAGGGGTCAGCGGCACGATCCCGCCCGCCGGGGGTGCAGGCGGTTGTTCGCCGGCGGGGGACTGTTCGCCGGCGGGGGCCTGCTCCCCCGCGGGCTGTTCCCCGGCGGGGGTCTGTTCACCAGCGGGCTGTTCACCGGCGGGCTGTTCACCAGCGGGCTGTTCGGTGGCGGGAGTCTGCTCGTCAGCCGGCGGTTGTTCGCTCGCGGGGGTCTGCTCGCCGGCGGCGGGGGGCGTGCCGGCGTCGTCGCCCAGCAGGCGCGCCAGTTCTTCATCCTGGCCAAGGGGGGCTTGGTTGTCAGCGGACATGGGTTACTCCTTCGGGGTGAATTTTGGTTCGGTCGTTATGTCGGCGATCAGCTTTTTCAGCTGTCTCGCCCGGGCCTGCGCGACCAGTAGCTGGTCAGGCGGGGCTTGCTCCATGTCGTCCCGGGCCTGCTCATAGAGCAAGCCCAGGTACTCGATCACCTGCCTCACCTCCGGGGTTAGCCGGGTCTGGTAGAGCTGCAGGCGTAGTTGCTTCAATGAACTGGACGATTGCATTGGGGTCGATCCCTTTCTCAAGTGCGGCGGCGACCGCATTGAACACGGCCACTTGCCCGGCGTCCAGATTCTTCTGCCCCTGCGTGGTGGCTTTGAATGCGTCGGCTCTGAGCCCGGCGATCTGCTCCTGCAGCATCTGGTTCTGCAGTTGCATCTGCGCCTGGCGCTCCTGCTCGCGTGCCTGCTCGCGGCGCTCCGCCTCCTCGTCGGAAACCATCAGCTCGTTGAGCGGCAGGTCGCGGACCAGCAAGCGGTGCCTGGCCAGCGCCTTCATGTCGATGTAGAGCCTCTCGTCCTCGGTCATGGTGTTGGCCAGATTGTCGAGGGCGAAGGCGCGCAGCTCCTTGGCGATCAGGCTGGTGGCGCCGCGGGGGACCGGGCGCACGTCGCCGAAGATATCCTCGTCGACGTTGAACAGCTCGTTCCACTTCACCAGCGAGTAGATGACACTGGCGGTGAAAGCGTCGAAGTTGCGGACAATGTCGCGGAACGGCAACGCCGCGTTGCCCATCAGCATGGAGGCGCCGCCGGTGGTGCGCATGGCTTCGCTGGGGGCGTTGGCCATGTCGCCGCCGGTCATCGGCCCGACAAAGGTTTCCTCGTCGGCGAGGCCTTTGAAGGTGCGCACTACCTGTAGCAGCTCACCGATGTGAGCGTCGAACTTGAGCTCGCGCACCGCGTTGCCGGAGTTGGGCGGGGCGTCCTCGTCCTTGCGCCACACCTGGAAAGGGCGCACCCGTGCGTCCTGGCCCGCCGCTAGCAGGTTCTCGTCGACCTCCACCTGCGGGCCACAGGCTACCGCGGCGTTGTCCATCAGCATCCGTGCGGCGGTGGACACCGCCAGCTGGCTGTCACGGACGATCGGCGGTAGGCCGCTGCCGCACAGGTTGACCTCGTCGTCCTCGAAGATGAACTGGTGGTACATGCGGGCGCCGTCGGGGAACGGGTCGCGGGCCGCCTTGATGACCGACTCACCCAGCAGCCACAGCGTGGCCTTCACCTCGGCGGTGTGCAGCTCCTCGGGTACTTCCACCCCCGCGGCGGCCAGGTCGCCTCCGGAGACGTGGCCCCACCACTCCAGCACCTCGTACTTGTTGGCGACGGTGGGCGCCTTCTCGTTGCTGAGGGTGCTCATTTGCGTCTCGTGGTTCTGCCGGGTGCAGTTGCCGTCCGGGTTGGACGCGATGAAGTCGCGGATCGCCTTGGTGTTGAAGTCGCCACGCTTGGCCAAGGCCAGTAGCTGGTGCTTCGAGAACACGTGGCGCTGGAACTGGCCGTCCATCTGGTCAAAGGACTTGGCCGACATGTCGGGGTAGTAGTCCCACACCGGCACGAACTCGAAATAGGGGCGGTACCGGGTCTCCTGGCTGATGGTCGGCAGCCGGGTGAGGGGGTCGATCCGCACACGGCGCTCCGACGTTTCGATGGTCATGGGGCCTTTGAGCACCCCCATCGAGAACTTCACCGCCGACGCCACCACCCGGCGCACCAGGGTGCTGTAGTCGCGGGCGTCCTTGTCGCCGACGTCGTTGAGCTGGTCAGTGATGATCTCACTGAGGCGGCGGGTGCGCTCTGCGGCGTAGTCCACCAGGAATTTGTCGAGGCTCTCCTGCGTGACTTCGGCCTGCGGGTCGCGCGCGGCCCACGCCTCCAGCATCCGCTGCAGTCGCTGTTCGTCCAGCGCGGGTACCGGGCTGGGCTCCAGGCTCCAGTTGGCCTCGTCGGCGGGGAACAGCAGCGACATGAGTCGGGAGACCATGCTCACTACCTTGACCCGGGTGATCTTCGGGTAAGCGCGGCTCTGGTCCGAGTCGATCGGTACGTCGGGGTCGTACTTGCCGAGGTACTGGCGCAGGTTGCGCAGCCACTGGTCCTCGGTCTCGCGGCGGTCGCTGCTGTAGGCAGCGAACTTGGCGCGCATGGCGCTGCCCAGCTTGCGCAGGGCTTCCTCGTCGCGTAGCCGGGCCTCGAGCTTCTGGCCCTCGGGGTCGGTGTTCTCGATGGTCGCGGTCTCAGTGGCCATGACAGCTCTCAGTAAACGTAGGGGTTACGCCGCGGGGCCGTGACAAAGGCCTTGCGCCGGCGGCGCTCCGCGGTGGCAGTGGCGCGCGAGGCGCCCATGCACAGGTATTGGTTGGCATCGTGCGGGTGGCTGTACTTGTTCTTGTCCGGCGAGGGCGCTACCTCGCCCTTATTGGAAAGCGCGTAACGGTAGCCGGAGGTGAACCCTCGCGCCAGTACCTTGCAGCTCGGGTCGAGCAGGTACGCCGGCCCCAGCTCGGTGAGTCGGGACAGCCGCTCCTCGACGGCGCCGATGCGGTCGGGCAGCCGGTTGCTGTTAGGGGTGTGAATCTTGACCCCGAGCTCCTTGGCAAGCACTTCACCGACCGACCGCTCGTCGGTCTGTGCGCGCTGGCGAATCGCCGGGTCGCCCCACACGGACAGGTCGACGTCAGGCGGGAAGCGGCGCGCCAGGTAAGGCCTGAGCAGCTCGCGGCAGAACCGCTGCGCCCCCATGTTTTCGGCTACGACCTCGCCCAGCACCAGCATCCGCCCGTACATGTCCTCCTGGCCGAGGATCGCCGCCGGCGTCAGCCCGGCGTCGAACCCGATCAGCAGGGGCAGGTGGGGGTTGTAGGATAGCGGGCGCTGGGATATGTGCAGGTCGGGGTTGAAGGTGGGGTAGACGGGCTTGCCGCGCAGGCTGTAGCCCCAGCGCACCTCGATGAACTGCTTGATCCACTCCTCGGTCTTACCGATGGTCTGGTTGTCGTAGTATTTGCGCCCGCCCGGCAGGTTGGCGAGGTTCTCCGCCTTGGGCGAGAAGCCGCTGGGCTGCTCGAAATAGCCCAACATGCGGGATTTGCCGCCGTCCGCCTCGCCCGGCACCGGCTCCCAGTCCTCGTAAAGCCAGTTGTACCACCACTGGTCCTCGTTGCCGGGGTTACTGGCGCCCCACATGCCGAACCAGGTGGGGCCACCGTCCATCGCGGCGGGGTAACGACCGCAGCGGGAGGCCAGACCCTCGACGATATCCTTGTCGATCTCGACGAACTCGTCGAGGATCGCCCCCGTCACCTCCAGCGAGAGTACCTTGCCCACGTCGTCGGGGGTGTCGAGGGGTCGAAACATGACCTCGCACTCGACGTCGCCGAAGCGGAAGGTGAACACCTTGTCGGTGGCCGCCCAGTCGCCGGCGACGCCGGGTCGGAACCACTGGAAAAACGACTTCAGCGTGGTGTCCCGCAGCATCGGCGCCGTGTTCCGCACCACCACCCAGCGCGTACGGCGTACCTTGTCCCGCGGGGACGGGCGCTGGCGCATGGCGTGGTAGAGGATTTTCATTATGATGCCGGTTGTTTTGCCGGAGCCGACCGGGCCGACGATGAAGTTGTAGAACCTCTCGCTCTGAATGAACGCCTCGACGGTTGGCGGCGGGGCGTAGTCGATAGCGTCAGCCATCCACCTGCCCCTCGATCGTCGTGCCGTCCGTCGGGGCGCCGTTGAAAGTGATGTTGATGGAGAACCCGCCGCCCGCGCCCTGCACCGCGCCGGCCCGGTCGTTGCTGTAGCCGGCCCAGCGGACGATGTTCTGCAGCATGTTGCCCCGCACGGTGGCTCCGCTCTCCCTGTCGGTGACCAGCTCGTAGGCGGTGGGCAGCAGGGCTTCCGCCATGAGCTGCGCCTTGAGGCGGAAGCTAGCGCCGTTCTGTTCCAAGTCCTTGCGTACGGTGTGCAGCCGGGCCTGGAAGGTCGGGTCTTGGCAGATGCGGGCGTACTGGTGCGCCTGCAGGTCGTAGGTTTCGAGGATCGACTCCTCGCTGGCGCCCAGCGCCACGTCGACGACCAGGCGCATGTCCCACTCAGGGCGGGTAAACGCCTGCGCCGGCGGGGCGTCCACGCCGGGCTTGTCGTTCTGGTCGGTAAGGTCGGGGAACATCAGCAGCACCCTGCTTGGCGCGCAACCGCGGCGCACGACAGCGACAGACGGTTACCGCCGGTATCTTCTATGGTTGCTTCCACGCGGTAGCGCGCCCGGTCGACGAGCGCCAGCGTGTGCGGCAGAACGGCCCGGTACACGCCGTCGGCGTCGGGCACGCGCGTCAGGGTAACCGGCCAATCCGTACCCGTCACCGGCACGCCGGCGTCGTCGTACAGAGTGGCGGTTACCGTGGCGTCGTTCACGGGCAGCCCATTGGTCTGGTTGGTGACAGGCACCGTCCGCCCTACCTCCAGCAGGTTGGTGCTTCCCACCAGCAGTTCCATGGATGCCCGCATGTCACACCTCGACCGCGTAACCCAGCTTCACCAGCTTGGCCATCAGCCGCGCGGGGTCGCCCACAGCGAGCGCCTCGGCGGTCAGTTCGTCGCCTTCAAACAGGCGCAGCACCGTGGAGTGCTGGTTGCCGTCGTCGTCGATCCACTGGTGCGCGGTCTCGAGCTCTTTCTGCGTGATCTTGATTCTGGTCGGACTCGTCATGTCTCACCTCACACCGAGAACGTGGCGGTAATTTCGATGGTCGACCCGGCGTTGAGCGTCAGGTTGCCACCGGAGAAGGCGCCTGCGGCGTACAGGGTGCCGGAGGAGCCGCCTTTGGTGTTGTCGGAAACCAGCGCGGCACCGCCCACGGTGGTGCCGTTGGTGTTGATGGTGAAGCTCGCCACGCTGCCGCTGTTGTCGATGCTGCCGCTGGAGGCGGTGCCGCCAGACCATGCCTGGCGGTTGGCCTCGCTGTAGGCGGTCACCTCCGTCCAGCCGGCGTGGGAGGCCATGGTGTCGCCTGCAGCCACGGTCGGCGAGCCGGCCAGCAGCGCCAGGTACCAGGAGGTGATCGGCGATCCGCCGTCGAGGCCCGCCGAGAGCAGATAGTTCTTGCCCTCGGTGACCACAATGTTCTCCCAGCTGCGCTCGTCGATGATTTCACCGTGCTCGTCGCGCACCACCATGTGCCACTCGCCCACGGCGTGGGCCGGCACCATCAGTCCGCCGGGCGAGCGCACCAGCGCCCCCACTGCGCCCCGCGCGTCACCGCGCCCCATCACCCTCTTGCTCATTCGCGTTACCCTCGATCGTCAATGAATACTGGAACCCAGTGCGGGGCCTACCCCCACACCACCTGCCAGCGCAGTGGTGACCTGCGCCGAACCCGCCATCGCTGCGATGATGTGGACGGACCCCGTCAGCTGGCCGACCGGCGCGGTGTAGAACGCATGGAACGACGCCGCGGCGTTGGCGGCCTCCGCGAGGTCTGCACGGACCAGTACAGCTGAGGGGGAGAATAGCCCAGCCGTCGATACAGCGGCAACAAAGTCGCCCGACACCACGCTGGCGAAACGGAACGTGCCGAGCGCGGACGCGGCGCCGGTCACCGACGCCTCCTCCTGCGTGACGGCGAACGCCTGCAGCAGCGCCATGGCGGGCGACGACTGCAGCAGCGCGGCCACCGCCTGGGCGTCCGGCGTCAGCACCGCGGTCGCGGCGCCGTCGTTGATGACCTCAGCGCGGTTGGCCGACTCCTGCGCCGCCCACTGCGCCTGCGCCTCGACGGCGGCTGTTACGGCACCCTGCGCGGCAGCCACGGCGAGGATCACGGCACCGGCATCGCCGGCAGCCGCGACGTCGGCGTAGCTGTGAACCGCCGCCAGGAACACCTCCGCCGCCGGCGACGCGACCTGCATCGCAGCCTGTTCAATACCCTCGGTCTGCGCCACCAGTTGCGCCGCGGCGGCGCCGGCCAGCGTCAGCTCCGCCTGCTCCAGCACGCGCCCATCGGCGGACCAGGAGGCCAAGGCGGAGAGCGCGGCGGTCAGCGCCTCGCGGGCGGTGGCCTGCCCGGCGACACCTGCGCCGGCTGTGAGCTGGGCCAGCAGCGTCGCGGCGGTGTCCGCGCGGGTAACGAGCGTCGCGGCGGCGGCACCGGCCTCGTCCAGGTCCACGGTGCGCAGCTCGGTGGAGTCCGGCGAGAAGTGCGACTGGGCCGGTGCCTGCGCCAGCAGGTCGGCCAGCGCCAGCAGGTCAGTCGCCCAACTCTCGCCGGCGGCGGCACCGGCCAGCAGCGCGGCGGTGGCGCGCCCGAGGGAGTCGAACGCCGCGTCGCCGGTACCGCTGGCCACCAGCTGCTCCACCAGCCGCCCGGCGCTGCCGGCGCTGTCGCTGGCCGCCCCGGCGGCGGTGATCCCCGCCACCACGTGGGCGATGGCCTCCGGCGTTGCCTGGGCGCTGCCCGCCTCAGCAAGTGCGGCTACCGCGTCGACCCGGGCCACCGGCGCTGCCCCGGCGCTGCCGGCGGCGCCGATGGCTGCTACGGCGGCGGCCTGCTCGTCGAGCGCTGCGCCGGCGTCGCCCCCCGCCGACAGGGCGGCCTGCTCGGTGACGACCGCCGACGAGGTCATGGCCTCGCCGGCGCTGCCCGCGGCAGTTACCTGCGCCGGCAGCATGGCTCGGAAGGCGAAAGCCGCATCGGCGTCGCCCGACTCGGTGACGTCGCCGAAGTTGCTGCTCGAAGGCACCCACACCTCGAAGTTGTCGACCCACGGGGTGTTGCTGGCCTCGTCGTAGAAGCCGAGCCCGGGCTTCGGTGCATTGAAGTGCGCCGGCAGACTGGCGAGAGGGGCGGTGTAGGTCAGCGTGGTGGCGTCGTTGTCCCGACGATAAGCACGAAACTGCAGCGCCGAACCCACAGTCTCGATGCTGAGTGCCACCTGTACGCCGGTCAGGGTACCGATACTAGCGCCGGCGGCGACGACTCCGTAGGTCTCGTTGATGTCGTCGTAGAAGTATAGGTTCGCGCCTTCCGTGCCGAAGTAGAGGAGGAAGCCGACCACCATATCCACGCCCAGGCGCTGCGCGAATACGATCGCCGGGTTGGCGCCTCCGCCGGCGCCGCCGGTCGTGGCGCGAATCTCCAACGCCTCGACCTGCGACCAGCTCGATACCAGCGCCATCGATTCGTCGAAGGCAGAGAGCGTCCCCTTGCGTGCCTGGTTGGAGGCGACCGCCGGCGAGCCCAGCGCGTTCTGCCAGTTCGCGCCAAGGTTGCCGCTGTTAGCGCGGTTGAAGTTGTCGGAGAAGATCAGGTCCATGGTGGGCTCGGGCTCCGTGGGTCTCTCAGTCCAGCTGATCCGAAGGTTGGTGACCCGGCCTGGACGCTCGAGGGGCGCGGTCGTAAAGGTGACGGCGTTGCTCGGCTCGCTGTCGCCCGCTCCATTGTAGGCCCACATGCGGGCGCTGCAGGTCTCGCCGTCCGGCACGTCGAACGTGAGGCTGCGGTCGCCGGCGCCCGCGGGGCGCGTGGCAACCTCGGTGTGGCATTCGTAGCGCAGCCGGAAGCCGTCTACGCCGACGCCGTCGTGGTCCCACGTCGCCGTGACCGAAGCGGCAACGGCGCAGCTGGAGACCAGCCACGCCGTTGCGAGCGCAATGAGGCGGCGCATGTCAGTCCACCGGGTGGACCGTCACGGTTACCGTGCACGCGCCGTCGCAGGGCACCAGTATCTGCAGGTTGCGCACCGCGCCTGGTACGGCGGCCCCGACCTCGACCCGGGCCACCTCGCCGATCGGCCCCTCGCCGGCACTGTTATAAGCCGCCACGCAGAAGTGGTGCACGCCGGCGGTGACCGCCGCCGCGAGCGTCTGCCCGCTGGTAACCTCGCCCACCAGCTGCCGGTTGCCCGGGTTGTCGCACTGCTGGTACAGGCGGTAGCCGGTGGGCGCGCCGCCGGTGGCGGGGGCGTCGAAGCTGGCCTGCAGGTCGTAGGCGGTCTGCGCCTGCGCCGGCATGGCCAGCAGCGCCAGGGCGCCGATCATCGCCGCCACCATGAGCAGCAGGGCGAGGGGGGTCACGGGCCGCGGTGGGCGGTGGTAGTTACGGATCGAGGTGCGGTGCATGGTGCTCTCCTTGGTTGGTGTTGTTGGTCCGTCGCCAGGCCACCCAGCCGCCCA